GGTGCAGCCCCTTTGGTTACTACGTTTTCCATTTCTTGTAAATTGCTACCAACGGACATTTTTGTTTAGATTCTGTGATAATCTATATTTATTTATAAATTAAAGATTTGAGAGGAATTCGTTAAACAAATTCAACTTATGCTCTTCAAGTCTTTTTTGATCAACCAGAGTGTTGATTCTATCCTTTGTTTGTTCGGCAAGTTTTTCACGAAGAATACCACCTTCCCAAACCCACTCTTTACCTTCCATAATTCCCTGAACAAAAGCATCAGGGGCGGAAGGGTCAGCAACGATATCTGCTGCAGTTGCAAGCATAAAATCTTCACCAACAACTTTATGACCTTCATTGGTCATTTTGAGTGAACCTACACCACGAGAAGAAACGCCAAGGCAAACACCTTCTTTAATCAAAGACATTGCAATCTTACCCATTGGCGTTTCAAGTAGTTTTGCTTTACCAATGAAGTTGTTGCCATCTTTATAAAGTTCACAAATTTTATGTGAAACTCTATCAAGATTTACAGTGGGTCCATCGGGGTGACCGAGTTCACCAAGAGCACGACCCTTTTCAACAAAGTTTTCATTGTAACGATTTACTTCGCGCTCCATAATAGACATGGGATACATTCTCCCATTTCTATTCACTTGCTCTGCCTGTAAAAAGATACCTTTGATGTAGCACTGTTTTTCAGCGCCTTTACCTTCGGTAATAAATTCTACTTTTGAAATTTCTTCTGTGATTAGTTTCATTGTTTTAGTTTGTAAACCCTACTTGATTTGCTCTAATCGCTACTGTTGTCCAAATAACCTCAGTTGGCAATTTTGTTAGAAATTCTACAGATCCTGCAGGCATAGCAAAGAAATTAGTTGATGCTGCCCCAACGAATGTGCTTATACCAACAGTTGCAACTCCTGTAGTATTATTAAATAAGCGAACACAAGTTGCAGAAGATATACTTGATGCAGTTCCTGCTGTTGTTGGGGTATTTACTTGATCCGCAACGATTTTTGTAATCATTCTTCTTCTTCCTGAGTTGATTCCTCTTCATACTCACTCTCACCAAACATTGTTGAAGCAACGATTGGTTTTGCAAGTTCGATTTTCTCTGCTGCCTTTGAATAAAGAACATCGTGAATTTTGTCACGAATATCAGATGCTGCGGCATCAGTCGCAATCAAGTCGATAAGATCTTCCATAAAATTAAAATATATTCCTATTCTTTATTTATATCTCAGCCTTTTTGGCATCTTTCTGCATCTGAGCATCTGTTACTGCTGCTTGTGCATCAAGACCTGGTTCGGTTGGAACTTCACCCATTCCCATTGCATCTTGTCCCATTCCTGCCATACCGTTTCCTTCACCTGGTTGTGGTAATGGTGCTCCCGTGATTGGATCTATTTGTGATGGATCTGGAAGAATACCTTTTTGTATCTCGTCTTCTATCTGTTCATCAATTTCAATAATCTCAGAATCAGTCTGGCGAAGAATTCTCTTTCTCACATATTCCGTCGAATAATACTTACCAATATAAGGTTCGACAGTTGCAAGAAGACCAAGTCTATTTTGAAGAAGTTCTGCTTCTTTTAGTTCAGCAAATTGATTATCGTATAAGAAATCATATTGAATATGATCTGCCATTACTTCCCAATCTTCTGGAGAAACAATGTTTTTGAGAATCAATTGCGTTCTCAACATATCATTAAACATTTGAGCAAATCTCTTTCTCAAACGTCCAACAAACTTTGCAAACTTCAGTTCATCTCTTAAGATTTCTGATGATCTTCCAAGATTAAACCCATCACCACTACCAGCAATTCTTGATTCTGGAACTCCAAGTGCTCTATAAAGTTTTTTCTGGAAATAGTTGATATCAGTGATTTCACCAAGATTTTGACCGCCAGGAAGAGTAGTGATTTCTGTGCCACGACCACCTTCTCTTCTTGGAAGCCAAAAATCTTCAAGCATACTCATAAACTTGCGATCATCACGAACTTCACCAGTTGAAGCATCATAAACAAGTTTATTTCTGTAACGAGACATAACCTCTTTAAGGTATTGCTCTGCCTTCACTTTAGGAAGATTGCCAACATCGATGTAGAAAATACGACGTTCTGGTGCTCTTGATAATCTATAGATCACAAGACTATCTTCAATCATACGAAGTTGATTGAGTGCCTTAATCGCTTTATGTAAATATGAAAGAACAGTATTTTTATTTCTATCAACTAATCCGGAAGTACAATAAACTATAGAGTCTTTTGCAATCTTGACTGATTTTCCACTACCTGCTCCAGAAATCATCCCAGTTGGATAGTTTGGAGTTGGAGTATATAAAAAGTATTCTTCGAACTCTATATTTTGTGGTAAAGAGTTTTGAGTGTTTCTAGAATTTACTCTAGCATATGGATCTTTGTTCTTTTTTTCTTGACGAATATATTTCATCTTCATAGGATCAATATATCTCAAATCCTGAATTCCAGCTTGAGGATTTTTGAGATCAATAACTTTTAAATAGTAGACCCTACCATCAATATACCAGTTTCTAAAAATTTCATGGCACTTTCTATCAAAGTCCATGATTTCTTTTAGATACTTAAATTCTTCTCTAATTTTCTTTTTTAAACTTTCACTTGCATTTAGATTTGAAAGTTCGATTTCTACGGGTGAATCATAAAGATCGCTGACAAGAGCCTCATTGACAACATCTTCAATAGCACCATCACACTCTGGGTGAAGTGCCATTTCTCTGTATCTTTTAATTAAATCGTGTTCAGTACGATAAACTCCTTCAATGTCAATATATTGCCCGTAAAAACCACTAGCAATATAATTATCAACCCCGTCCTCATTGGTTTGAGGAACGGGGGATATTATTGAAGGAGATTTATTTTTGCTATCATCAATAGAAAAACCAAAAAGTTTTGCCATAGTATAATCTTTTTGCCTGTTATTCTACTATTTAGTTGATGTCCTCTCCACCAGCATTTGCGCCAGTGCCTTTAACCGCTTCCCACCACTGAACTTGAAGTTCAACCGTAAACTCTTGAATGCCCTGAGAATCATATGAAAGTTCAATAGGCGCAACTTGAGTTGGGAAAACATCATAGAAATGATATTGTCTTAGAGTTGAACCATCACGATCAAGTTGATACACATAAGCATCTGCCTGATAATCTGCTGGGTTAGTTAAACCAGTGTTATCAGAAACTCTATTGATGGTATTCATCCATCTTTCAAATGCTGAACGGATGGAGAAATCAGTATCGTTGATAACGGTAACAGTCCAAGAATCAAATGTTCTATCCCCAGCAATCTTTAAAACTCTTCCTCTAAAAGGAACTTCAATCTGGGCAACATTTGATGCAGGTAAGTTTGCACCTTTGACTAAGAATCTTGATTTTTCAAGAACAACAGAGTCTGGTTGAGCAGCATCTGGGAAAGTCAAAACAACCTCAAATAGGTTGGCACGTGCGCCACCACCAGTTAACTTACTCTTGAAGTCGGTAATCTTTCTGAGTGGGGGTGGATTAATTTGGTTTCTAGCTGGCATTGTTCTAAACCTCTAGTTTAATTAAACGGAACCGATTACTTCTTCAAAAGCAACACCAGTTCTGGTGGCGATGAAGGTTAGACCGATAAAGTTGATCGATCTTGCGGGTTTGATGTAGATATCAGCAACAAATTCATTGTTGTCAATAACTGCTGCTGTATTATTTGTTTCATCACAAATAACAACATAATCAAAAATACCTCTCTTAGATTGGACATCGCGGAGGAATGGTTCAATGATATTTACAAAGTTTGTTCTTGTAATCTCATCATTGAACTCAAAGAGTTGATCTTTAGCAGCTGCTGAGATAGCATCTTCGAGGAAGATGAACAATCTACGAACATTGATTCTATCAAACGCAGAAGATTTTCCAAATCCAGTTTTATCACCAAATAGAATGATTCCAGCGCCTGGCGAGAAGATAACTGGGTTAATTCTATTAGAATAAAGAATGTCTCTCTGTGCCTTACCTGGATTATATGCAAGTTTTACTGCATTTAAGATTGCACCTCTTGAAGTTCCTGCTGGTGAGAACCAGGGGAACTGTTGAACATCTGTTCTAGCGCAACATCCAGCAACATCACCATTCAGTGGGACATATCTGAAAGTATCGTTAAAACGATCGTACATATACTTATATCCACTATCAAAAATTCCATAGGTTGTAGAGGTAACTGGAGCAAAGAAACTTACTACGTTATCCGTAATAGTATCAATGTTATTTACAGTTACAGTTCCAACTGAAGAATCATTTAAGAATGCTTGTCTATAAGGTGAGATGAAGGCAACTGCATCTTTTCTTGCTTCTGCAACTGCTACACACTTATTAGCAAGTGCCTGAGCAGTTTCTTTGGGATAGTTTGCGGATCCCATTAAAATGAAATCAACTTCATACTCTTCAGTATTTTCAAATAAAGTATATCCAGTAATAATATCATCTAAACCAGAGTAAAGTGCCCCAGATGTTGTTAGATCTGTTCCACCATCATAGTTTTTACCACCAGCAAGGGTGTAAGTATTTGAACCAGTTCCTGCAAAAATTACATTTGCAGCATCTTGGTCCCAACCAGTATCTGTATTTAGAGTAAAGGTTGAAGCACCACTTGAACTAAATCCTGTGGTAACAACTCCAACTGGTTGAGAACCACCAAAAAGATAACTTGAGTTTGTCTCAAGATACTTTCTCCAATAAGATGGACTTCCTACTGAATACTCTCCATCTTTTGCTTTAGAAAGTGATAGATGCTTTTCTAGGATTGTACCAGCGTTACCGGTAACTGTTCCAAGATCATCAATAACAACAACGTGAATCTCATCAAATCTACCACCTCTTCCCGCAGTATAAGAAGAAGTTGAAGGTCTATTTGCGATTTGATCCCACTCAATAGAACCTACGCTCAAAGTTATTGATTGTTGCTCAAACCAATCCAACTCTCCAGTATATGCTCTAGATGCAAATGAGGATGATTGACCGTTTGTGTGAATGGCAACTGTTCCAGTGTTTGGGAGTGTATAAACTCCATTCTGCTGATAATCAACCGCAGTTTCAGTTCCTGCTGCAGAAACAACACTTACTAGTTTTGTAGAAATCTGAGAAGTTCCAACTTCTGTGATTACACCTTTATAATATCCACCTAGAAGAGAAGTTGAACCTGCTCCAGGTAAGGTTGTTCCACTTGGAACAGCGACTGTAAATCCATAACCAACTTGAATATTGGTTGTGGTGATTCCTGTTAAGATTTGATCTGCTTTACCATCAATAACTGCTACCTTGATTCCATTTGCCCAAGAACCAGGATTTTTTGCTGCAAAAGTTACTCCAGTGATTGTGTTTTCATCATATCCAAGTTGGACATAATTATCATCACTCTTGATTTTAATACTCGTTGCCGATCCCACAAATGAGTTTGTGAGTGGTTGATCATCCGATCTAACAACTCTAAGAACACCACCGTAAGCAAGATAGGATGAAGCAACCATCCAATGCTCATAATGCTTATCTGTTGAGTATGGTTTCCCAAAAGTTTGATAGAGGTCATCTTCAGTCTCTACAAGTTGAGGAAGATCAACAGGTCCTTTTGCAAAAGGAGCAACAATCGCTCCAACTGCACCAGAAACTGGATCTACTCTACCAAGAGTTAAATCAACCTCTCTTACTACAATTCCAGGAGATGCTAAATTTAGAGGCATCTTTATTCTCCGTTTCCAGAATTAATCTGAAAATATTTATGAAAAAGACTACTTTCATTGGGGAAACAA